AAGCACAAATGAGTAAAACAGCTAAGGTTATTTTAAGAAAGGCACTATCATACACCATTAGAAAAACTAAATTTAAAAAAGATGTTCCAGTTGTTGTTAAAGGTGGAATAGTAGATGAGTTGATGAGTAATAATTATTTTTCAGTGACCTTATTAAAAGAAACATCAAGTAAAAAAAAATCTGTTAAAAAAAAAGTTAAAAAATTGAGAAAATAAGGATCGTTATGAAACTCTTAATAAATTACTATGGTGACGCTCCTATATATGTTGAAGGTTTTAAAGAAAGCTGTAAACGATCATGTAAAGGTTCGTTACACCTTTTACCAAAAAAACCTTTGACTATAACTCATGATGAATATGAACATTTAAAAGAAAAATATTCATATATCATGAAAAAAGTTAGGGTGTTAGCAAAAAAAGAAGATTAAATTTTAAAATAATTTGGTTATAAACCTTTAATTGGCATTAGTACAAAAGGGTTTTTCATTGATAAAAATTAATTTTAAAGATGGAACAACTTTACAATTTGACTTAACAAAAGATGATGATGTTAAGCAATGGCATGAATGGGCCAACGTTAAAGAGTTTCAAAATAACATAAGCGGTATAGGGATTTTACATAATAAAAAATTTCATACAATGCCGTGTCCAAAAAAGTTTAGAAAAATTAAATTTTATGCCGAGTTAGTTTATAAACATAAAGATAATGAACAAAAAATACTAGGTGAAAAAATTATATGTCATGCTGATAATATACAATTATCGTTATTAGTATACACTTATAATAATCCACCTCCACCTATATTATGTAGAATTGACATGGTAAAAATAGGTAAACAGATGTTTGATAACATTTATTACAAAGGTTATTAATATGGCCGTTGAAGCAACAAGAACACAATATTTTTATAGGGAAGGTACTTTAACAGCAGGTTATGGTACTAATGCATGGAATTTAGAATCAGGTTCAAAAAATATTAGGTTGGCCGTTAGTGGTGGTGACATGGTTTATAGTTTGGTTGGCCCTAGTGGTTCAAATGAAGATGGTACAATAAAAGATGGTGAAAATCTTTTATTTCCAGATTTAGAAACATCAAAAATAGCTGTAAAAGGTACAGGAACATTTAGAGTATGGGCCTATTAGCTAAATCGGGGTAACAGTGGTTACAGTAGTACCAACTGGAAGAAATTTTTTCTATCAAAGATTAGTTGTTAGCTCGGATATTTTTACAAATGAACATGATATTGATTTTGGTTTTCAGGCAACGCATGTAATCATATCCAATGATAGCACTACTGATAGTATTGCATTTTCATTTAGAAAACCTTTTTTAGATGGTGAATTATTTTGTACCGATGGCCCTTTAGTTATGGATGGTTTAAGTGAAGGTCGTATATGGTTTAAACGTATATCAATTAATGATGTTCAAGTAAGAGTATGGGCATGGGGGTTATAATATGTCTCACTTCGATCAAAAGAGACAAGATAGCTCGGATAAATATAAAACTAATGTTGTACCAATAGGTTTGAAAAATGGTGTAAACTTAGATTATGTATTACCAAATAATGAAACATTTTTAGAGGGTTCTTTAAATGTCTTTCTTAGCGGTATACATTTAAATGGCAATCAATTGGATATTGATAAAGATTTTGAAGTTTATCCTGACAATAGTGGTTTTACAATATTAATTGATCCAAGTAAATCGTATAGATTAAATGCACCACCTAAATGTATGGAAAGTTTATTGATTTCATATATGATAGAATCAGGTTTAGGAGGGTGTAATCCAATAATATAAAGGGAGGGTTTTTATGGGCCAAACTAATTTAATAAGGACTCAATTTTGTCCAGTTGAATTGATTACTTCAAGTGAAGATAACAAACGCCAAACGATTGACTTTTCATCTTATTTTAAAGTAGGTGACTTAGTTGATATAGTTGCTTTAAAAAATGGTGAGTGTTGCCCTTTAGGTGTTTTGGCAACTGATTTAGTAGTTGAAGCCGTTGAAAAACATACAGCTTTAAATTTTACAACAAGTGTAGACACGTCTACAGCTTTACCTACAGGTGCAACTGGTTGGTATGCAGTTGCAAAAAATATTGATGATGGTCAAGAAGCTATAGACCGACTCTATAGAAGTTACACAAATGGAAAAAATCCTTTTGATGTTTGTGTTAATATATCAGGTTTTGAATTAGATACTCCAATTGTAGGACAGGCAACTTATGATGTACCTGATACAAGTTTTTGGAGGGTTGGTGATGTTGCAACTATTATTTGTGATGATGGTGTTGCAGGTGAGGCCAACGTTGTTGCAGTAAATGAAAACGCAGATGATACAAACAATGCATCAACTATTGTTTTAGATAGCAACATTGATTTAACTGCAAAGACTGGATGCCATACCTGTATTAAAGGTATCACCATGTCACAGGCAATTAAACGAAACAAAGAAGAAATTGATTTTATAGATCGACCAGTTGAAAATGAGTTTATTGATGTTGGTGATTGTGACCATACAGTTTTTGAAACTGATAATTTATTTTTACAAGGTACAAGTAAATTATTATTAGATGGTAGACGTTTAAGACTTGGAACATGTGGAACGCTTGCAACATTAACTAATGGTGCAGGTAACGCACAAATTATTTTAACATCATTAATACTTGGTACTAATGGAAATAAAACTAAATTAGTATTAACTGACCCTGCCGCACCTACTAGTCCTTTATCAGTTACAGTTACTAAAAACTTTTCCAGTGGCCATACAATTGATGTTTCATTGGAAACTGATGGTGGTAGTGCAATTATTTCTACTGCACAAGATGTAGTAGATGCTATTAATGCAGATGCAGATGCTAAAAGAATGGTGCTTGCACAATACGGTGGAGATGGTACAGGTGTACAAAGTGCATTAGTTTCAACACCATTAGCAGGCGGTCTTGACGATGGTACAGGTGACTATTGCGAGATAGAACAAGTTTTTGAAAATAATATTTCAAACACTGGTTACAAGTGGTTATCACTATGGATTTTGCCAAATGATAATAATAGACTTAACAAGCCTCCTAGAAGTTCGGAGGAATTGATAGTTGATTATAGATTACCATTAAGTAATGCTTAAATAATTATAAGGGTGGGATTTTATATCTCACTCTTTTTTTATAAAAAGGTTATGTTTTGGGTGCAAATACAGATGCAGAGAGAGTTTATGTAACAGAAGAAAAATATACTTTTAGAAGTATACATTTAAATGATATTTTGCATGAACTAGATAAAAGAACAAGTTTTGCCGATTGCTTTACTACCATAACTAGGACAAGCGGACTGATTTCTAAAATAGAATTTTATTCAGACATTGCACGAACAAATAAAGTTATGGAGAGGCAATACACTAGAACAACTGGTTATGCAAGTATACAATTTGTAACTGGAATAATAACTATTTTTTATAATGATGACTCCAGTGAAGATAGTAGAGTAACAACTACTATAGGTAGGGCCAGCGTTTCAGAAATAAGTGTTATTGAAACATGTGACAATGTTTTTAGTACCAGTGAGGTAGGGCCATGTTAAATTGTGAGATACTAGCATTTATTGAAGAAATAGTAAGGCAAATAACGGCCACGACAAGTCAACCACAGCAATTTTTTACTAAAGAAGGAAATGCAACATCAGGTACATGGTTAGAAAATGGTAGTATAAATAGTAACGTGGTAGGTGTTCCATTTGGTTTATTAAATGGGGTTTTAATAAAAGTTTGGGTTGGTAAAGAAAATACGAGTAATTGTAGTGTTGGTATTTATACTCATGATGGTGATGAAATAAATTTAAATTTAATTCATACGGTAAGCATGGTAGTTGGTGATGGCCGTACAAAAAGTTTTAATGTTACAGGTGTTTCGATACCAAAAGATAAACAAATAGCTGTAAGAATAACAAGTGGAAATGCAAAAAACGTAAAAGTTTACTTGATAACAAATGGTACATTAGTATGAGTGATTTTAAAATTTTAAAGAATACAACTATCTTAAATATAACATTAAAATCAGTTGGTTTTACTGTACCATTGTTAGGCCAAATAACAATAAGTAGAGCACAGTATGATTTATTTGCAATTGAAGATGCATTGAATGAAATTAATCCTTACTTAATATCAGGTAGTTTAGTTGTTAATGATGGCATTACAGATTTAAATGCAGATGAAGGATATAGATTTTTAGAAATACCAAATAGGCCGATTGTAGAAGAAGATGGTGTTATAAAAGTACGGTATCCTGATAAATGGAATTTTAAAGGTAATGTTAATGTAACTGAAAATCCTACTGGTACAGTAGAGGTAAGCATATTAGAGGATGATGATGATTTTGTTGGCCAGTTATGGGGTTTAGCATTTACTCAAACAGGTACAACAAGTGATAAGTGGTTAAGGACTATAGCCGATGATCATCCTTCAGATCAAGTTAGTTTTAGGATGCCATTTGGTGTAAAATTAGTTGCTTTAAATTTTAGCAATAAAAACAATGATACAAGGTTTTATTTACAAATATTTAAAGCATTAAGTAATCAAGGTAATAATGATGTTTTAATTTATGAGTTAAATCATAATAACTTATCTTTAAGAAGTAGAAATTTTACTTATAGAACTGGAAATAATAGTAATGTAAGTGAATTAACAGATATAACATTTAATGCAGGTGATAAAATTGGAGTATATTTAAAGAAGGGTATTAGTAAGCAACCAAGTGACCCATTAGTTCATTTATGGTTTAGAATAACAGATTCAAGTAAAATAGATACACTAGAAAATTACAATGGAGATTTTTAAAATGTCAAATATGTTATCAAGTGAATTACAAGTATGCATGGTTAAATTTATTAATACATTAATAGAAATGAAGTCAGAGTCAATGGACTTATATAAATTGTACTGGGCGGAAGTTAGTCCTGATCCAACTTTTACAGCGGCCGCAAATACAGACCCGATAATTTATGATCCAGATGTTGCATTAACAAAAAATGAAATTATAAATGCTCATACATTTATAGATAATTTTAATAAATTTATAGATAATAATGCAGTGACTACTGCAGATTATTTTACAACTATACAAAATACATTATATGGTAACGATCAAAGAACAGCAGGGGCCATTAGTGCAGGTATTGAAAGTTATGGTTATAGGGCAAAAATGTTTTGCAATAATGCCTTAACAAAATATAAAGAAGCTAAATGTATTTATAAAGGATATTTTGCAACTGAATTATCTGCAATGGTTAGTGCTTTAAGTAGTACAACGGTAGTATTTGGGGCCGATTATACAGCTAGTGAAGCAATACTAGGTGTAACATTAGTTGAACAATTTATAAACATGATAGAAAATAGTGCAGTTACGCAAGCAGATTATAATTCGACATTATCAAAATGGAAAAGATTAGATACATAAAAGGTATATAAATGAGAACAAAAAATTTATTAGTATATTATGGTTGGTTGAATTCTTTTAATAGTGCAACTAACGGTTGGGATAATGAAAAAGTTGCACAAGAATTATCACAGTATGATGTTTTAGTTTTAGGTGATGGTATTCAAAATACTGGTCATGGAGACTGGTCTAATACAAGTGTTATTGTACCAAGAATAAAAAATTTAAATCCTGCATGTGAGATATATGGTTATGTTTCAACTAACTTAGTTGAAACAACTTGGAAAACTAAAGTTAATGAGTGGGAAACAAATTTATCAGTACATGGTATTTTCATGGATGAAAGCGGTTATGATTATGGTAGTGTTTCTACAAATGGTCGTAAAGTTTTTAATTGGAAATTAGATTATATACATTCAAAAGATATGAAATGTTTTGTTAATGCTTGGAATCCCGATCATGTTTTATCAACTGAAAATGATACAAGTTATGCAAATACAACATGGAACCCAAATTTATTAAAATCTAATTTAAATACAGATGATATATATTTATTAGAAAGTTTTTCTTATGGCCCCTATGGTGGCGGTGGTGCTTTACAGTATGAATCTAATACTCAATGGAAACAAAGAGGCGATGATATACAAGCATTTAAAGATCAAATACGATTAGCTGGGTTATGCCAAATATCTGATTCAGATCAAAATGGCCAAAGTGTTTTTGACTTTACTTATATATCGGCCAACATGTTTGATTTAGATATATATGGTAGTAGTGATACTTTACATGGTTCATCTAGTTCTAAATCTAAATGTTGGACTAGACCCGATTTAATTAGATTAGTAAATAATGATTTAAAAATTGAAGTTAATGGTAATGTTTATTTAAGATACTATACACACGGAAAATTATCATTAGATTTTACAACTAGTTCGGAATCCAGTTCAAAAGTTTTTTATTAAAAGGTAAGTATTATGAGTGATAACACTGGTGATTACATAACTTATGATGAATTGATTAGTGAGTTATATATTGGAGATTCAACTTTAGTTGTTTCCAGTGATATCACTCTTACTAATAAAACTGTAGATGCTAATGGTGATACTTATGAATATACTATGGCAAGTGGTACACCATTAATTAATGATGTTATTTTTCAATCAGGTGAATCGGATATTATAAAAGAAGTTTTAACAACACCTGATAGAATAAGAATTGAAAAAACAGGTGCAGAAAATTTAATTGCAAATGGTACAGCTAAGTTATTACATTCGGATAAAGTTTATAAAAAAAGAGGTCTACAATTAATTAGTCAATCAATGAATTTTATAGATTCACAAACTAATCAATTTTTTAATTGTAGACAAGGCACGTTTGAAATACAGGGTAATAATACACCTGTACTTTTTTTTAGTATACCCATAATTGAGATAACAAAGTTATTAATAAATAATACAGATGTTGAATTGGTTGAGGGGCCTGATTATGATTATGTTGCTTTTAAAGGTCGAACACCACCACAGGATGATAGACGGAATCCCCATATACAATTAAATTTTGGTAAAACAAGAAACTCCATATATAGCGGTGTAATGACTAACAAAGTATTTTATAAAAATGCTTATTCAACTATAGAAGGTAGTTTCGGGTTTTTAGAAGAAGATGGTACAACACCGAGTTTAATAAAAAAGGCCACAATGCTTTTAACATTAAATGAAGTGAATAATCCTTTAAATGGTATTGTTTCAAGTGGTGTAACAGGGCCATTAAAACGTAGAAAAGTAGATTTACATGAAGAAGAATTTTTTGAGTTAAAGGGCCAAACGTCTACAGGTTCAATATCAAGTATACCAGAGGTTGATAGAATAATTACTATGTATAGATCACCTTTAAGAATTGGTGGTTCCAGTCCTGATATTAAATTTTACGATAGAAGGAATTTAAATTATGTCTAATGTTAAATTAATTGAGCCGATAGATATAGTTATTGAAAGAATCGATCATATGGAAACAACTTATTCTACTGGCCCAAGTGGTAGACGATACCCACAAAATTATGTTGCACGGAAAACAGAAATAAGTTTGCCTGCTCAAGTAGTGTTTGGTGACAATGAACAAGTGCCGAATCATACGCAATTAGGCACAGATGAAAAAATTAGAGGGTATTGCGTTTTGCGTTATGAGGATGTTAACTCAAAAGGTATTGAGTTAGTTAGAGGTGACAAGGTTATTAAAGTTGGTTTGTTAAATACAGATTTATATTTTTTACATTCACAGGGCGACCCTGCGGCCCATTATTCATCAATTGGAACATTTACACTATTTAGAATGTTTTTTGGTGACAGGAATCCAGTAGGGTAAGGGAATATGTCATGGCCAAAAGTTTTATTCAATTAACAGGTGATGTAAAATTATTTGAAAAGTTTTTGAATAAAAATTTTTGGAATCGTAACTTAGAAATTGAAATAAAAAAAGCAACTATAAAAAATTCCTTATACCTGACTAAAGAAATAAGAGATGCAATAAGAGATAAAAAATATCAAGAAAATTCACCGTTAACAATAGCTTTAAATAAAGGTAAAGATGTACCATTATTGAAAGAAAGTAATTTATTTAAAGCTATAGAGTTTAAATTAAATGATTCATTTAGGGCCGAAGTTGGGGTGATCAGAGATGTAAACACTACAGGCGGTGTAAATGGGAATAATATAAGTATGCATAAATTAGTAGAATTAATGCATACAGGTTATAATATAAAAGTTACAACTGCAATGCGTAAGGCTATTATGGCCAAGTTAAATGAACTAGGTGAATTAAAAAATAATGATGGTGTACAAAGAGATAAAGCAGAAATATATCATGTACCACCACGGCCATTTTTAATTGAAGTTTGGGAAACTCCAAAAGTTGAAAGGGAATTAAGGAAAAATTGGAAAGAGGCCTTGGATAAATTTTTTAAAAGGCAAGGTGCAAAGTAATGATTAACAGGTTAATAACAAATTTTGTATTTGACGATAAAATTAGAAATGATCTAATTTTTTCAGATTCAGATAAAATAAGATTAAATACAGAAAATAAAGTTAATCCAAAATTACAATTAAAGTTGGAAGGTTCTAATTATCCAACTGATAATGATATTTATGTTGAAACACCTTTGATTACACCAAATAGATTAAATAAATGGTTATCATTTGAAGTTAGATATATAGAAACTTATGGTGAACATACACTTCCAGTTGGTACAAGTTTAGGATTTAAATTAAAAACTACAGGTGATAATTACTTTTGGGATGGTGCTAATTGGGCCATAGCAGGTTTATCAGACTGGTCAAGTGAACAGGACATAAGAGAAAACATTGAAACATTCCCTATTGCAACTATAGGTAATAAATCAATTGGTGTTATTATAAACGTTAAAACGACTAATAAAGAAGTAACACCTGAAATAAAAGAAATAAAATTATTAGGTGAATATAACATACAATACTATGAAGATTTAATTTATGACACTGTTATAAGAACATTAAATTTAAATTTTAGATCAACTTCGGTTGTAGTGTTTCCCACATACTCAAGTATGAGTAGTGTAAATTTAAATGATGTTTTAGAAAATAAAGGTTATAACGTTACAGGCATATCAAAAGTTGTAAACTTAACCGATGATAATTTAGAATTAAATAACATATTTGATAATTATGTTTTTGGTGCTTTAAAACAAGATGGTTTTACATACGAATATGGTACAGTCCATTTTAATCAAACAGTAGATTCAAATAAATTTATACAAATAGAATTCGAGTATGTTCCAGAGATAATCATAAAAACAAGTCAAGATTATTTTGAAATACCTGTTTACCCTTCATTAGTGTTTACTCAAATAAATGAAATTAGAAAAAACGGTTTTATAATGAGTGATACAAATTCTTATGGAGAGGATTTCATAAGAGATAGATCAAATAATATAGCTGTAAAACAATATTCACCAACACAAAAAAGTTATAGATTTAATTATTCAGTTTTTACAAATAATCAAACAGATCAATTAAGATTAATGAAAGATTTAAATTGCTTTTTGGGCCTAAATAGACAATTAACATTGTGGGGTACAGGTTGTAAATTGGATTTACTACCTGTTTTATCCCTAGACACTATAGGCAACTCAAAAGTTAATGACTCTACTGATACGAATTTAAGTATAGGTTCTTTTGATGTTTTAGGTGTTTTGTTTTATGACAAAATTTCAAAAGACATTCCATTAGTACAGAGAGTCAATCAAGAATATAATGTTAAAATAAATTAGTATCATGGAGGAATTAATTTATGGCACAAAGACGCTATGGCCCAACTAGAGGGGCAGGAACAGTAATAATTGAAAAAGAAAGTGAAAAAGCTATTACACCTGCGGCCCTTGGTGTAACTGCATACACTGGAATAATGGAAAAAGGACCTATTGGAAAACTTTTTAGGGCAACTAACAGGACTGAATTTTTATTTAAGGGTGGTAATATAATTTCTGAATCTCAATTACCAGATGCGGCCTTAAATTTTTATAGGTTGTCAGGTGGTGCAGGTGAAATTTGGTTTAATCGTTTAACAGATGGTTCAGAAAAAAAAGCAAGTCTGACTTTAAAAAATAGATTAGATCAAAAAAGTGATTCTGTTAAAGTTTATGCAGGTAACGCAGGCCGATGGGCAGGTAAAAAAATACAACCATTGATTGATGAATATGCAAGCGTTACGGCCACAACTTTAACATTAACAAATGTACCAAGTGATTTAGAGGATGATGAATTAGTTGGTGCTTTAGTTAAACTTAAAGCCGTTGCAGGAAAATCTTTTCAAGTTATTTCTAATACAAGTGCAGGGGTTTTAACTTTTGCTAGTGATGTTGATTTAGTTCAAGAAATTGATGGTAGTGCAGATACATTATTTTCAGTTGAAATGTCAAATGATGGTAAATCAGTTGGTGTTAAATTTAGAAATGGATTAGCTAATCCAAGCACTGAATGGAGTGTTGACGTTTATCTAATTGAAGGTGGTGTAGCAACATTACAAAAAACATTTGAAGATTTAAGTAGTGACCCAGATGCAGATAATTATTATGTAGATATTATCAACACCGATTCAATGTCAGATTATTTAATTAGTGTTGAGGATTTAGAAACTGGTTTACCAAGTGCAGATAAAAGACCTGCTAATATTTCAAGTGTGTCCGAATCATTAACTGCAACTGTATTAAGTGCAAAAATTTATGATCTATTTAATAACAGTGTAAATTTTGCAGTATCAGAGTTGGAAAATTTAACTTTAGGGGCCGAAGTTGTAAAAGATGCCGTAACACTTACATGCAGTGTTGCAGGTAGTCGAGCAACTGAAACATTAACTTTTGGTGCTTTACCCGATGATAATGACACAATTGTTATAAATGGTTTTACAATTACATTTAAAACAGTTGTTGCAGACCCAACCAATGAAGTTTTAATTGGTGGTACAGCAGAGGCAACTTTAGATAATTTAATCACTTTTTTAAGTAATCTGAATTCTACAGATCACGCCTTACTTTATAAAATAATTTTTGCAGAAAAATCAAGTGCAAGTACAATTGAAGCCTATGCTTATAATGCAGGCCTTGACGGAAATGCAATTTTACTTTCCAGTGCAGGCGGTGGTAATGAACCAACTTTTGGTGGTGCTAACTTGTCGGGCGGTGTAGATCAAGTTTTTGATTATGTAAGTGCAAAAATGCCCTTTGCAACTGGTTTAACAGTAACAACTGGCCAAGCATTTACTTCACCAAATGATTTTGGATTCGGATTTACATTAAAAGATATTAGTGGTGACTCTACTAAGACTTTTGATGTTGGTGATACAATCATTATTGAAATGTCTCCATTTGAAGTAAATGGCCTTGTTGATGGTATGGTGTATCCAAACGTTGATAAACCACGACACAAATTTTTAATACAATCTAATACAGTTGATTCGATAACAGTTAAAACTGGTAATGACATGACTACAGATGCTTCTAGTGGTGATAAATTCAGGGTTGAATATATCCAAGAATTAGAAGGTGGTTATGATGGTATTGCAAACATTGATGATTTAGATTATGAAACGGCCTATGATACTAGTAGTTCAGTTTTAAAAAATCTTAGAGGTCAAAATTTAGGGTTAGTAAAACTTGCAACACCAAGCGTTACAAGCACGGCCGTTCAAAAAGCAGGTGTTGCATTTGCAGAATCTCAAAACTGGCAATACAGATATGAGATACCTTATAACATAAGTGAAGAGTTAGATGCGGAAGAATATGTAAATGATACTTTAGGCCGAAATGATTTTGCAGTTATAGCATGGCCGTCATACATAAAAGTTTCAAAAAGTGGTGGTGGTTTAAAACTTATAACTGCAACTGGTGCAATACATGGACTTGAGGCCAAATATGCAAGAAATTATGATGGTTATCATAAAGCGGCCGCAGGTATTGATGCAATTATATCTAATGCTTTAGCTTTACCAGACGGTTTTGAAAATCAAAAAGATGAAGAATTTTTAAATCCAATTGGTATTAATGTTTTAAAATTTAAAGAAGGTAACGTTGTTATTTGGGGTGATAGAACATTAAGTTTAGACCCTGCATTTAAATTTAAACATCAAAGAGAATACCTATCCCATGTTGAAAATGTATTATTGGAAAACTTTGATTATGTTATCTTTGCATTAAATAACAAAGAAACAAGGGAACAATTAAAATCAAGTTTCATTCAATACTTTACACCTGAATTGGCCAAAAGTGCAATCGTTGGTGATAGTTTACAAGATGCTATCAATCTAAAGATTGATGATGAAAATAATACACCTTTAACAGAGGCAAATGGTGACTTAAACGCAGAATTAAGTTTAAGAATTGTTGGAACCGTTGAAAGGTTTATTATTACAATTGGTAAACTAGGGGTAACAGAAAGTTTAGCATAATATATAAATTGTTTTGAAAGAAGGAGTTTTCAAAATGGTCATGAAAGGAACAATTGAGACTAACCATATACCAGTTAATAACTATGAATTGGTTATTGCAGGATTACCACCAATTATTTTTACAGAAATTTCAGGTTTAGAAGAAGAAACACAATCCGTTGACATGCCTGATAGAACTAAAGTTAGTGGTGGTAACTCTACACCAATAGAGTTTACTGCAATGACTAACGAACATCATACCAGTGAACTAGCTGTACTTGAGGCATGGAGAAGAGAAGCTATAGGAAATGTAAATCCAACTTATAAAAAAGCGGCCACATTAATAAAAAGACGCATTGACGGAACAGTTGGAACAACTAGAACGTTATTAGGTTTATGGATAACAAAAAGAAAAGATGCAGATTTAGATATGAATAATGAGGGCGATAGTGCATTAATTGAATGGACATTTTCGGCCGATAAAATAGAAAGTATATAAATTAGTTGGGCCTTAATTGGCCTAACTTTTAAAATGCTTACAATCCTATTTGGAAATTGGAGTTTTTTTTATGAGTAAATTTAGTTTTACACAAACATTAAAAGAGTTAGGGCCAAACTTACCAATAACACCAATCATTAAAGGTAATCCAGTAAAAGATCAATCCTTTTCTTTTTTAGATTGGGATATGAAAGTTGAAGAAGAACTATCAAAACTTTTAAAAGATAGTAAAAATATCGGTGTTTTTATAAACGCAATGTTATGTAAATTATTAGATAACTTTTGTGGTATGGATTTCCAGTCATTAGATAAGAGTGAAAAAACATTTCTATTAAGTCAATTGGAATATACAAATATAATGTATATGTATATTTATTTGCGTGTAGAAGAATTAAGTGAAGAGTTAAAAGTAAATTTAAATTGTCCTGTATGTCAAAAAGAAATAAAAGATTATATTTGTAATTTATATTCTTTAGATGTTAGTTGTAAATCAGATAAACATGAAAGAAAACATGAGTATAATTTAAAAAAACCGATTCATTTTAAACATAATGAAATAAGTAAAATAATTACAGGTTTTAATATAGATATTACACAATGGAATTCTTTAGAGGGTATTACAGTTGGTAATAAGTTTAGCGATACTTCTTTAAAGAAAAGAATGTTTTATAGTTCAATAGTCGAATTTTTAGATTCCAAAGGTGTTATATCCGATTTTATAGATAAAAAAACAGTTATAGATAAATTAAAAAAAGCAGATATTGAAAAAATATTATCATTAATAACTGAAAATAATGCAGGCCCTTCAATGGTGACTGAAATTGAATGTCCTCATTGTGGTAATCAATCGGAAAAAGTTTTAGAATGGAGATATGAAATTTTTTTCGGGAGTTCCTCCCTATAACACCTATTAAGGATATATGGGAGGGCCAATTTAATTTGTTGTATCATACCAAGGGCGGTATTACTTTGAACCAAACTGAAAACATGAAACGTAAAAAGTTTTTATGGTTTTTAAAAAGATTAAGTAAACAAAAGGTTGATGAAAATAACGCTATAAAAAAACAAACTCAATCGGCCCATAATAAAAGGCCTGCGAGTAAAAGAAAGTTTATAGGTAAAGTTTAAGGATGAACTATGACCTTCAAATTTAATGCTTTATTACAATTTAAAGATAATGCAACTCAAGGTTTATCAAAGGCCCAGAGGGGTTTTAAAAATTTAAAAAACTCGATTCAAAAAGCAAATGAAAGTATAAGTAAAATCGGTGTAGGTTTAAGGGGTGCAACGTTGGCAACTGCACCAATAGCAGGCGGTTTAGCTTATGCAACTAATGAGGCCATGAATTTTGAAGCACAAATGTCATCGGTGCAATCTAAAATGCTTGCAACTAAAGATGAAATGAGGGCCTTAAATGCAATAACAAAACAATTAGGTGCAACTACAGAATTTACGGCCGTACAAGCAGGTGAAGCGGCCGAATCATTAGCACAAGCAGGGTTCACTTCAAAACAATCTATTGCGGCTTTACCTGCGGTTTTAAATGCGGCTTCGGCCGCAGGTGTAGATTTAAAAGAATCGGCCGATGTAGTTGCTAATCAATTAGGTGCATTTGGGTTAGAAGCAAAAGAGGCGGCCCGTGTTGCAGATGCTTTAGCATTAACAACTTCATTAACAAATACTGATTTTACTTCATTGGCCGAGGGTATGAAATTTGTTGGTGCAACTGCAAGGACAGCAGGGTTAAGTGTAGAAGAGACTGCATCAAGTTTAGGTATACTTGCAAACGCAGGTGTTAAAGGTTCACTTGCAGGTACAGCATTAAAAAACGCTTTATTACAATTAAGTAAACCATCAAAAAAGGCCTTAGAATTATTTGGTGGTAAAGATGGTATGGACAAAGCGTTATTTAGGATGGTGGATGGTCAAAAAAGATTAAAACCTATGGAAGAGATAATGTCCAATATTTCCATAGCAACATCAAAAGCAAAAAATCCATTAGAGGCAGTTAAACAGGCCGCTGAAATTTTAGGTTTAAGGGGTACAACTGCATTGGGTGCGTTTACAGGGCAAATGAAGAAAACAACTTTAATAACAAATAAAAATTTAGACGCATTAAAATTAGGTGCAAAAAAAACAGGTACAGAAATTGATTTACAAGTTGGAAAAACGATACCGTTTTTATTAGCAGTAAGATTACAAATTGCAGGGGCCGCAGGTACAACAAGAAAAATGGCAAAAATAAAACTCGATAATTTAGCAGGTGCATTTAAATTATTAGGTAGTGCAGTAACAGGATTAAATATTGAAATAGGTAGTTTACTTACAAAATCATTTAAAGATGCTGTATTTATTGCCTCAGATTTTTTAAGTGTAATGACAACTGGATTCCAGTTATTAAGTGCTAATGCAAAAGAAACAGATGTTTTATTAAAAGGTCTAAAAGATAATGAAAATCAATTTATACATTTAATACCAGTCATGAAAGAGTTTGCCAGTGGTTTTGTAGAAGGTTTTGAAGAAATAAAAAAAACTGCATTAGATGTTTTTGAATCAATTAAAGAATTTATAAAACCTATGTTTGGTGATACTCAAATGACTGCAAAAGAAATTGGTAAAATAGTTGCAAAAGTTATAGCTTGGGGGGCCGCTTTAGCACCTGTTTTTGCAGGTATGTTAGCATTTGGTATAGTAGTTGGCCCGATCTTAACAGGTATATCAGGATTATTTGGTTTAATTGGAACGGCCATTGGTGCGTTATCAGCACCATTATGGGCTATCATTGGTATAATGTATGTTTTCAGAGATGAATTCATGATTATAGGTAAAGCAATATATAATATGTTTCAAGGTAACTTTGATGATATTTTATTACTTGGTAAAAGTTTACTTAAAGGTTTTTGGGATGTAGTGGTTGGTGTTGGTGATATGATTTATTTTGCTTTGGCCGAACCTTTTAATAAATTTATGAGTTTTTTATCAGGTGTAGGAAAAGTAATTTTTGATGTATTAACATTACCAATAAGAGGTGCATTTAATCTTATCAATGGGATATTAAGCACAATTGTAAATTCAACTTTAGGGGCCAAGGCCTTAGAGTTTGCGGGCCTTGATGTTGGTGCGATTAAAGAAGATTTAAAATTTTCTTTTGATGATAAAATGGCAATGGCATTTGGAACAGGTAATAAAACAGAAATTGCAAAAGATACTGGTAATCAATTTGCACAAGAGAATCAGAAATTGCAAAAAGAATCATTAACACAAAATGTAATTACCCAACCACCATCGGCCCAACAAAATGCCAGTGCAATGAAAAATGTAATAACTCCATTAGCTCCACAATCACAAAATAGTAATGTGAGTGTAAATCTTAATGGTCAGTTTAAGTTAAAAGGAAGTGATTTATTATTAAGTGTTAGTAAATCAAAAGTTGAAAACTCGGAAAGGAATGGCCGTTTACTCGACCCTATAACAAAAAGAAGGATGGTGCAAAATGGTGCAAGTTTTTAACTGGAGGTTTAACAAATGGCATTTTTAGAAGTAGTTGGTGAGTTATTTGGTTTTTCAGATAATAAAACATGGTCTTTAGTTGGTGATGATGTTGGTTATGAAGATTTACAATTTTCGGGCCAGTTTCCTGCGGAAAATTATAGTGAAAGGGGTGGTAATGCAAATTTAGGCGAGTCAACAACTGTTAACAAGTCAGAACCGAATTATCAATGGTTATTTGGTGATGGTGAAATAGTTTCATTTAAGGCCCGTTTATTTGCTTTAAACTCATTTAAAAATATAAAGCAACAAATAGAAACTTTAAAAAGTTTTAAAAAACGTAAATCGGATTTAAAAAGACCACCTAAATTTTTATTTACTTATGGAACAGAAATTCAATTTACATGTTTTATTCGTCAAATAGATTATGAATATGATGAATTAAGAAATGATGGTTCAATTCGTGGTGCAGTAATAAACATAGCTTTACAAAAGTTAGATGATACTTTAATAGGTACAGAGGCCGCATCAACTTCTTTGGCCAGTCAAATAAAATTTGCCGCAGGTATTATAGGTAGTGCCGCAGGTATCGCATCACAAATTAAAAGTAAAATTAATATACCGTTTTTTTCGATTCATACTTTAGATAAAACAATAAAAGCAAAAGAAGGTGATACTTTTGAATCAATTGCACAAAGACAATATGGAAGTGCAATATTAGGCGATTTATTAAGAAATACCCAACCTGATAAAGTAAACTTAAAAGCAGGTGACGATGTTATTTTATTAGACCCGATAGAAATAAATGAAATAGCGGTTACACCTAGAAGTATTCCAATGAAGTCAACACCTGAAAATTATGCGTTAAGAAATGAATTTTTAGAGTTAAGACATAGTACCACTACTATTTTTATATAGGTGATTTATGCCAGTAAGTTTAATAAATACAAAAGGTCTTAGTAGTAAAGCAACTAAGAAAATTGGTGCGAGTCAAAGGCCACAACGTGACCCATTTGCACCATCCTATGAATTGTTAATTAGAGGTGGTCGTGGTGCTAGTCCAGTTTTATTAAATGATAATTTAAAACAATTTATTGATTCAATTGAATATGAAGATAATGCCGAACAGTTTGATAAATTAACTATGACGTTTACAAGTCAAATAGATAAATTTGGTGGTGGTAGTGTTAATAGTTTAATTGATAGTAAATTATTTTCAGAGGGTACAATAATTGAATTAAAATTAGGTTATGGAAATAGTTTAATGACAGTGGGGGCCGCTGAAATAGTGTCAATTGAATCTGACTTTCCAGAATCAGGCCCACCAACTTTACAATTAATTTGTTATGATCTTATGAATCGAATGTCAAGAAGTAGGCCTAAAGATGGTGTTAGTTATAAAGGATTCAGAGATTCACAAATAGCAAGTATTATAGGTTCAAGAAATGGATTTATAATTAGTAAAAATGACCCAAGGTCATTTAGTAACATTCAAAAAACAAGTGGTGTTTTTGATAGAGTACAAAAAAAGGGTTTAAGTGATTATGAGTTTTTAAAAAAAGTTGCAGATATAAATGGTTTTGATCTTTTTTGTAAATTTGAACCTAAACTTGGAAAATTTATTTTATTCTTTAGGCCAGCAGGTTTTGAAAAACAGAAAGAAACATTTTTGTTTGCTTATAACGAAGGTGACTTAGCTTATCAAAATACATTATTAAGTTTCTCACCAAAGAAAAATACATTTGAACAAGGTACTGACTTTGAAATATTTGTTTTAAAAAATAAAGAAGTGGGTGGTAGTAAATTACAGTTTGTAGATAAGTTTAGAAATAAAGAACAAAAAAGATTAGTAGAATTAAATGAAACAAGGTTTACAGGTGGTAATATAGGCCCTAATGGTGGTAAAAAACAACCTAATAGTGATGGTATCCAAGTTGCATTTAAAGCACACGGCCAATCGTTTAGATTCCCAAGGCATAAAAGATTTAAAAATGAAGCAGAGGCCAGAAAATCTATTGAAGAATTTATTAAACGTCAAAAAGAAAATTTCATAACGGCCGAAGGTACTTTAATCGGTGTTGAGGCATTACAGGCAAGGCAAATACATAAATTTGAAGGTGTTAGTGAACAATTTTCAGGTAAGTATTTTTTAACTAGGGTAGTTCATACATTAAGTAAAGATGAAGGTTATAAAACTAATTTTAGTGCAAGGAAAATGATTAGTGATATAGTTGTACAACCATCACCAAAAATACCATTGACAGCTATTGGAAAAAAATTAAAAAACATAGCAGGTTTATAATGTCTAAAAAAGAGATACATAACGCAGTTGTAACAAGAAATGTAGATGATAACTTAGGTGTAGGTTTAAGGGGTGCAGTTTTTTTTGAAGCACCTACGTTATTTAAAGGTGAATATCCTTTGCCTGCATATCCTTGTTTTCAATGGGCCAGTAAAGAGGGTGCAGGTTTTTTTGTAGTACCTAAAGTTGATGATGAAATTGAAATAGAAATTGAATCAGACGATGGTACTTTTGATACAACTGATATTGAGTTACCCGAACCACGTTGGCGGTGTATGATTTATTCAGATGCGGCCGATATAGATGATATATTCAAAGAAAATTATCCTTACCGTATGGGTTATAAATCAAATAGTGGTCATTACTGGTTAATGGACGATACAGAGGATAAAGAATTTTTTAGTTTGGTTACTGGTAAAGGTCACAAAATATTTTTAAATGATGAAAAAGATAACAAACATGTTTTGATTCAAACGATATCAGGGCATAAAATTTTATTTGACGATCAAAACGATGAAATAACATATACCCATAATAACGGTAGTAATTTTAAAATTGATACTAATGGTGACTGGTTAGAACATATAATAAGAAACAAAGTGGAACAAATTTTAAATGATTATGGGTTGACCGTTGATAATAATTATACTGAAACAGTGGGTGGTAATAAAGTTATTAATGTGACAGGCGATTGTGAGTTAACTTGTGCCAATGCAAAAGTAACAGCTTCCAGTAAAGTAGAGGTTACAGGTGCAACTATAGAGTTAAATGGTAGTACAGGGCAAGTTTTAACAACTGAAACGGAAAAATTTACAGATTTAATCACGGGAAATTTAACAACTGGTGTACCTTCAGTTTTAGCAGGATAGATAAATATGAAATGTTTGATTTGTGGTAAGGAAACAGAACCTACTATTAGAAATAAAAATGTATATAAAAAGTTCTGTTCAAAATTATGTCAAAATAAAAACCAAAGTAAAATTGGTACTAAAACATTTACAAAATTATGGAAAAATAAAACATTTAGGGATGACCAAAAAAAGAAATTAATAGATAGAAATAAGAATAATTGGAAAAATTCTGAATATAGAGAAAAAATGATAAATGTAGTACGACAAAATGGTTATGCCACTGCACATAGCGATAAATGGAAACCTAGATATGGTACTCTTGTTCATTATAAAGGTTATCGTATGCGTTCAATGTTTGAATGTAATTTTGCAAAGTTTTTAGACGCTATTAATGTAAAATGGAAATATGAATATAAAACATTTGAGTTAAGTGATGGTAGTTTATATACACCTGATTTTTACTTACCACATAAAAAGATATGGATTGAATTAAAACCACACCGTAATATACAAAAAAAACATATATTAGCAAAAGAAACATTAAATTTAATTATAATTGATGAGAGATTTAAATTATTCGATTTATTAGAAAAAGAATTGGTGTAGGTAAAACATGAATAATAAAGATAAATTTAATTTTATATTAGATGAAGAACAAATTGAATATTTAATGGAAAAAACATTAAAAAGACATTTGATACTGACATTTAATGCTAAAGAAAAAATTACAAATGAGTTTATGGATAACTTATATGAGTTTAAAGGTATATGCCCTAGTTGTAATGAAAAATTAAATTTAATTGGTGAATGTAATTATTGCGATTAATTTATAAACATAAAATATAAAAACGGAATTTTATATCATGAGTATAAAACATTCTACAAGATTACTAAATAAACTTTTTGAAGATAAAGATTTTTTAGTAGATAAAGAAAGTGTTCCTTATATTGTAAGAGATATTATTAATATGAATTGGTGGAATACTTGTAATTATATGTTAGGTTATCAAAAAAATAAACGTGTAAATTTAGATATACCAACATATAGAATGAAAGTAATTGCTGTAATTTTAAAAGAATTTTATAGACATAATCAAAGTAAATATAAAGATAAAAAATTATTAATTAAAGAATTAAAAGGTTATATAGAGGGTAATGTAAAACAACTTAGGCAATTAAGATTATATTCAATTGACTATAGAAGGAATGATTCACAATTTTTTTATAAAGATGGTAAATGTACTTGGTTAGATTGTACCTCAAGGGCCACATATGCATGGAAATATGTAGGTCAAAATGGTTATATTGATTTTAATAATAAGTGTGTAGTTGAAGATGCAGAATTAATTATAGATCATTGTAAACATACAACAGTATATCCTTATAAAAAAGAATTATTAGATTATTTCCAGTCAGGAATAAATAAAGTAAAAAAGGAAATATTTAGTCAGAGAAATAAACAGTATACTGTAAAAAAATGGGTTAAAAAATTAAACATTAAAGTTATACCATCAAGAAAATGGTTGTTTGATTTAATTTCTCATGTAAGGACAGATCCATATAAAAATAATGAAAAAAAATTATTAAAAGAAGGTAAATTAAAAGGTAATAATGAATTACTTTATGGATATAAGACTAATGGTAGTATAATTACAAATACTAAAGTTATTATTGCAAGTCATGCAAGTTGTGCAAGTTGTATAAGTTATGCAAGTCGTGCAAGTATTGCAGGTAATGCAAGTAATGCAAGTTGTATAAGTGATGCACGTCATGCAAGTATTGCAAGTATTGCAAGTATTGCAAGTCGTGCAAGTATTGCAAGTGATGCAAGTCGTGCAAGTAATGCAAGTCGTGCAAGTGGTGCAAGTCATGCAAGTAGTGCAAGTAGTGCAAGTGATACAAGTCGTGCAAGTGGTGCAAGTCATGCAAGTTGTATAAGTGATGCAAGTCGTGCAAGTAGTGCAAGGCACGAATCGTCAGCTAATGGAAATAAAATAAATAACTGGTTTAATGTTCCAAATGCTATTGGTAAATTAAAAAATTTAGACCATCCTCCTATGTTTTTAAAAAATAAATTTGCAACAGCAGGCCATTGGAAAATAAATAAAGATTTAATTATTAATTGTAAGCTAGGTTGGATTGATCCATTTTTAGGTTGGGGCGAAAGCCCTTTACACGCTAAAAAAATGAAAAAAAACTATGTAGGAATTGAAATAAATAAAGATGCAATGAAAGGTTATCTTTTACCTTATGTACAAAAGGCCGTTAATAAATATGGAGATAAAAAAACTAAAGTAGAGTTACGTTTAGGTGATTCAATGAAGTTTTATCCAGACTTAGTTAAAAAATTTGATTTATGTTATACAAGTCCACCATATTTTAAATTTGAAGATAATGGTTTTCATAATAAAGTTATTCAAGATTGTATTGATTATGATGAATATCATGAAAGAGTTACTAAACCTGTATTTAAAAATGTTTATAAGTATTTAGTTAAAGATGGTATATTAGCATTACAAACAGAAAAAGATAATAAACTAAAACTAAAATGGATTAATGCAATAGAGTCAATAGGTTTTAAATTAATTAATGCAACCATTACAGGCCAAGCAAAAATTAAATATTCAAAATTTAGTAAATCAGATCAAAATTTATTAATTTTTGTTAAAGTGATAAAACGTAAAGTAAAACTTAAAAAGAGGTCATAATGATAAATTGGAAATGTGATATATGTCATAAACATACTTTTATAAATCCTCCTACTCAACCTGTTTTAGATGATGATGGTAAACCTAAAATGAGTTTTACAAGGGTACAGGATGATACTACAGGTGCAGTAAAAAAAGTGTCTGTTCCAGAGATTAAAGACACTTTACCAAGGGCGTATATAGTTAGATTAAGTATAGGCAATGAAGTTATTAAAAGAGATTTTTGTAAAGAATGTTTACAGAATCATGCAGGTGAAGAACTAAAAGCATTATGGGATAAATTGGAAACATTAAAATAAGATATTATATATGGAAATAACAAAATTATTCATGGATACGGAATTTACTGGATTACACCAACAAACATCTTTGATTAGTGTTGCTTTGATAGATGAAACAGGCCAAAGATTTTATGCAGAATTAAATGATTATAAAAAATGTCAATGTGATGATTGGATTATAAAAAACGTTATAGGGAATTTAAAACATAAACATATAATGTCAATGCCTGAATTAAGAAAAAATTTATTAAACTGGTTATCCAGTTATGTAAGAGTGGAAATATGGGGTGATTGTATATCTTATGATTGGGTTTTATTCAATGAAATATTTGGCGGTGCTTTCAATTTGCCTAGAAATATTTATTATATCCCTTTTGATTTATGTACATTATTTAAATTTAGAGGCATTAATCCAGACATTGATAGAGAAGAATTTTTAGGGATTAATAAATCAGTTAGTAAACATAATGCTTTATGGGATACCCATATAATTAAAAAATGTTACGAAAAATTAATGAGAGTAAATTTTGATGGAACCTTACTATAAACATAATTAAAAAAAAGGTAATTTAAATGGCCTTGTCAGGTGCTTCATGGTCGTCAACTTTAGAATCTAATTTATCCAGTTTGGGTTTTACTGGTAATAGATTAAAAGATTTTACCGATGCTGTAGGATTCGGAACAGTAAATTATTTAGTTGGTAAGGGTTTTACAACTAATGATACTGGTTTAGTTGCAGGTGCAGGGGTTGGGGTTGGTGTAGGGGTTGTAGGTTTTTCAGTTGGTAATCTTTCCAGTTTAATTTTTTCTAAGGCCGTATCTTATTTTGGTACTCAAGGAAATAAACTTTCTGATTTATGTGATGCTTTGGAATCAACTTTTATAAATGAATTAAGTAATGCAAGTTTAGATTCTACTCATTCACCTGTTTTTAGTGGTACAGGAACAATCATAATTGGTTCAATATTAGTTGACGGTAATGCTTTATCCAGTTCAATAGAATCATCGGGTAGTGGTTTTGGTTTACTTGGAAATAAATGGCCTGAATTTGCTAAAGCAATTGGAGAAGGACAGGCCGAAACAATATTAAGTGAGGGTACTGGTACAGTTGCAATAAGCGGTGGCGGTAGTAGTCCACCATCGGGGGGTAGTGGTACAGGCACAGGGGTTATATCATGAGATTTTTAAGTTTAAATGGCAATGATGAAACAGAGGTAAAATTAAAGTATACTAATTGTTATTATTGTGGTGAACAAGTAGAGTTAAATAAAGCAGGTGTTGAGAGAAAAAATAAATTGTCATGTGATAAAATATATGTTTGTGAGAGACACAAAAGAATCAAGGTTAATAAAATAAAACTTAAAAAACGTAAATAGTGGAAGTTAAATGAAGGGATATTTAAAAACTAAAAATGGAATTTTATATCATGGTGACTGTTTAGGGGTAATGAATTACTTATCTGAAAAAAATATTAAGTTTAATTTAATTTTAACAGATCCTCCTTATGGTATTACAAGTTGTAAATTGGATTCAGTCATTCCTTTAGATAAAATGTGGAATGAGATTAATAAAATTATTTATGATAATACTCCAATAGCTTTATTTGGTAGTGAACCTTTTTCAAGTAAATTAAGATTAAGTAATCTAAAAAATTTTAAATATGACTGGATATGGAAAAAAAATACAGCAACAGGCGGTATAATATCTAAGTATATGCCATTAAAAAATTTTGAAATAATAAGTATATATTGCAAAAAAACATCTTCTTACTATCCAATAAAACAAAAACGTATACATAATGGTATAGAGGTTAATGTTGAAAATTATACTGTAAATCAAAAGACTGGTTATAAAAATCATATAAATGGTTTAAAACCAATTTGTAAAA